ACAAAGAAATCCATGCTAGATAGATACTTGTTGACCAGTTTGTTGATGATAGGTAGATACTGTCGAATAATCTTTGTCTTAATACCAGTATCTTTCAACAGTGTTGCCGCATGGTTCTGAACATACTGTTGGTCAATCAACTTCTCTTTTGCTGTAGAAAGTATCTGAATATTCTTCTTCAACTTATCAATCTGACCAGCATCATTCTCTTTAGTCTCTTCAGTCAGTAGTGTATTCAACTCTTTCTGCAATTTAGAAATGTATTTTTGAAGACCACTGATACTAGACTGTTCAACCGATATGTCTTGGTTAAGAGTAGAGATTTTACTTTGAACATCAGCAATAATAGAAAGACGTTCTTCAGTCTCTTTCATCTTACTTTTTAGTTCAGGTAATGCACTTTCAACATTTGTAATGCGTTCTTGAAAATCGCTTACTTTTGACACTTTGAATTGTTCATCAATGTTTTGGTCACATGTTGGACAATGCTCATTCTCTTCATAGAATGAAATTTCTTCTTGGTGCTTCGTTACTGTTCTGTTAAGTTTTTTACGCATTTCTGACAAGTCTCGCAACAATTTGTCTTGCTTTGCTTTGTCTGTGATTGTGTCTGACAATTCTCGGACTTCTTCATGTAGTACATCGACCTGCGCCTCATGGCTTGCGATTGCGCTACTTGATGCGGTAATTTCCTCATTAGACTGCTTCACCTTTTCTGCTTTGTCGGTTTCAAGGGTTTCAATGTAATCAGTCTGTAGACGTAACTTCTCTCTTGTTAAGTCTAGGTTATAATTACAATCAATCAAGTCCTGCTTTACTTTACCTGCACGACTTTTTAACAGTGAATTCATTACACTGAAAATTTCAATATCAAGTAGGTTCTCAATAACTTCTCTTCGGTTTGATGCAGACAATTGCATGAATGGCGTAAACGATGCAGAACCAAGAATAATTACTTGTGTGAACGACTTGTAGTTTAGTTTGAGAATAGTCTTCTCTAACATCTCTTGTTGGTCACGATTGTTTGCATTTTCATCAACAGGAATACCGTTGACTTCAATCTCAAAGATATTCTTTTTGATACCTCTACGAACAAGATATTCTTTGCGACCAATACTAAATTCTGCTTCAACCAAAGCACCATTACCATTGATACTATTAATCAACTGACCCTTACTAATCTTACGAAAGGGTTTACCAAACAGAGCAAAAGTCAACGCATCTAAAATGGTCGACTTACCAGCACCGTTGTTGCCAACGATAAGTGTATTGGGTGAGCGGTCAAACTGAACTTCTGTAAAGGCGTTGCCAGTTGACAGAAAGTTCTTCCAGCGGATACTTTTAAACTTAATCATATTTTATCAATACTCATTGCCTCTTGATACAAATTACGCATCAAAGAATTTAACTTTCCTTTGTCAGCATCAATTTCAAGACCATCAATATACTTACCTAAGATAGTCATTGTATCTTCTGCTTCATTCACCATGTCATCGTCTTCTAACTCATCCATGTTCATATGGTCTTCGACAATCGACATTTGTGCAGGATTGCACTGATATAACTGGTCGACAAACATATCAAACCAGTATGGGTTGTTCTTCGATTGAACTACCACTTTCAATTGTTTACCAGTATACTCTAAAATTTTGTCTTTGTCAAGTTCTAATTCGGTAAATTCTTCGACTGAACTATCGTTGTAGAAGACTTTGTGGAACATGCGGTACGGATTTCTGATAAATTCGAGGTTGCGAGTATCAGTATCAAACACATGGAAGCCACGATAATCATTGTAGTCTGACCAAGTGAGTTCGTATGGATTGCCCAAATAATGTATGCGCCCATCATCACTTTTATGATGATAGTGACCTGTAAATACTGTGTCATAACGATTGAACAGAGATTTATCCATTCCGTGGTCATTCTCAAAACCTTTCATCATAGCAAACCCAGACAACTCTAGGTGACCCATGAGAATATCTGCTTTTGCTGTTTCAATAAAATCAATGCTGTCTGTATAATTACCAGAGCAAATCCAAGGTAGCATAGCGATGGGCGTACCATCAAACTCTACAATCTGTGCTTCAGGATATGTGATGATATTGCTATAATCACTCAGCAACAAATCAGGCGAATTGATTTCGTTTGTGTTTTTATAATAGGTGTCGTGGTTACCAATCAGAGTATGTACTTGTACATTACGTTCTGCTAGTGGGTCAAACCACATCTTCTTTGCACGTTCAAGTGTTGCAAAGTTTACATATTTACGTCTATCGAATGTATCACCGAGGTCAATGATTGTATCAATATTATTTTCATCAATAAACGGAATAACGATGTTAGAATAAAACTCTTCGTAATAATCTAAAAATGCTACACTATCATTCCTAGCACCAAAGTGCTGGTCTGTAATCAGTAGTAGTTTCATTATTCTTCACCTTTGTCTTCACCATTAATCAATCTCTCTGCTTCTTGCTCTTCAAGCAGTTTTTCAATACCACGCTTCTTACGCTTTTCATTCTTCTTGCGCTTAGTTTCTTCGTAGTCGCCAATGAAAGATTCCATATGACCATTAGAAATATAGTGAATTTCATCTAAGTCATCACTATGTTCACTCAACTCAGCAAGTTCACCAAAGATACTTGCTTTTTCAGTTGCTTTGTACTTGATATATGTCTGTCTTTTTTCTTTTTGAATACGTCTAATGTATGCATAGTAAATGATTTGCGTAAAATATGCAAACGGATTATTAGATTTTTCTGGATTAAAATTGTCTATGTACGCCAGTGCGTTCTCAATTCCATCACTAATCATATCGTCTTTATATGTGTAATTCATAAAGTTTGGTCTATACGATAGTCTTTGAGCGATAAGAAGAAAACACGAACCGATGTATTCTGTAACTCTAGGTCTTGGGTCACCACATGCTTCTGCTTCAAGAACCTTGTTGCGATACTCAGTAAGCGCCTCAAGAAACTTCTTGTTGTCAACGTAGTGATTACTACTACTTTTCTTTTTTGTCATTAATTAAATACCTCATTTATTTGTCCTGTATCAAGTGTCATTCACTTGCTCTTGGAAACAACTTTAACTGTGTACCATCATACTACATGTTGATACAAATGTCAAGGGAATAATAGGATTAATTTATTTGGGGGGAAATACCAGGAAGTGCTTGACAAATCTCAGGAACCCTGTTATTATACAGATGTTGTCAATGATATGCATAGAAGTATTTAATGCTTAGTTGCTTAATGAAATGTTTTATCTTTCATCTCTGCTAATGCTTCTAACTCTTCCAGCATTTCTAGTTCTTCGTCAGAGGGTCCGGACATCTCGTCTAACTTCTCACTTGAAGATTTGAAGTCAATCTCATCATCAGCATTCGACCACTTCTTCTGTACATTTATATAGTAGTCTTTAAATGACTGCATTGGGTTCACAACAGTAATCAGTGTGTCATAGTATATAGGGATATACTCATCAGCGGTAAATGGAATCCACGGAGTGACGCTCATCAATGAAGTCTCTGCGCTACGCCCAGTAATAACATTCACTGCAAACACGTTCTTCCCAAACACAACAGAGTTACCGTTTGCGTCTTCTCCTTCAAACATGTCACAGATAACATCTTCCATGCTTACAAGTTTGAGTATTTTAATACCGTGTGCTTTTGTAATTTTCATATGTCTATTTTATACATCTTTACTTTGAATTTTTCTTCGTTGTATATTTTCATACGTTCTAAGAAATGTTCTAGTGTGAAGTTCCTTTTACTTTTCCATTTTAAATCGTCAACAATATCATATAAAGTTGCCGCCGTTTTGGTGTCACTCTTTCTCAAACCTCTGCCAATAGACTGTAGATTTCGTACTCTCGACTTCGATGGTGAAGCGAAAATAATGTTGTGAAGATTTCGAATGTTCACACCAGTAGAGAATGTTCCATAACTTGCAATGATAATTGCGTTCTCTGACTGTTCTGTAATTCTTCTAATCTCTTCACGGTCTGTCGAATCCGTACCTCCATGTACAAAGAATACTTTTCTTTCTTCTCCTACACGACTATTTATATCATCAAAAAGAACCCTGCCGTGCTTCTCAACATATTGGAATAGTAATAGTGTATTACCTTCTTGGCTGATTGTCAAGTTTCTTATGAACCTATTTCTCTTCTCATGTCTAACGATAAAGTCCATTTCTTGCTGATATGTCATTTTAACAGCATCTTTACGTTCTTGGTCGCTGTAACTGAGTGCAAGACTTTTGATTTGAAACTCTGCTAGTTGCTTATTATCTATAAGTTCTTTTGTAGTGGTAACTTTCTTCACAGGACCAAACAGACCTTCAAGAACAAGTTTGTGTGTCAATGTGCCGTCTAGTGTACCAGTCAGACCAAATCTATACTTCGTATCAGTCATCTTTTCTAAGATACTAGTCAGAGATTTTGCTTTGAACAAGTGTGCTTCGTCCCCAATAATTAGGTCGAATTGGTCAAAGTAGTCTTTACGCATCTTATAGATTGATTGCCATGTAGAAACGATAACCTGCTTATCAGATACTTTATCAAGCCCAGCCATAACTTTATGACAATGATTATCTGCATCCCAACCATAGTCACCAAAGTCTGATACAAGTTGGTGTACGAGTGAAGTTGTAGGTACAATGATTAGTGTTTTTTCGCTATACCAGCGAACAAGCATGTAGATAATTAATGACTTACCTGATGCTGTGGGTGATAGCAATAAACATCTGCGATTGCGTACTGCATGAATAAATGCTTTGAACTGATAGTCTCTTGGACTAAATGGTAGAGATAGTTCATCAGAAAATTCTTTTGCTTCAATTGCAGAAAACTCATCTGCCGCTTCAACAGAACTATCATATTCAATCTCATAGTCTCTACTCTCTGCAAATTTATGTAGATATGGCAGTAGACCGAGATAAAGTCTTTTCGTCATCACATTGTATAGACGTATCTTTCCATCCCACATTTTATTGCGAAATGAAGGCATGAACTGGTGACCAGGCACAAGAAATGTAAAGTAGTCTTGTACTTCGTATGCTGTACCAGCATCACATGTTACTTTAATGTGAACTTCGTCTATCTTGGAGACGAAAAGTTTTTCTGACATTTAGATAGCACCGTTGGTAAATTTTCGCCAGTCGATTGCGGATTTGATGAGAAATCCTCGGTCACGCAACGATTTGATGATTGCGTCACAGAAGTCTACTTTCTCTTTTTGGTGTGCGATTTTTAGAGTGCGTTCAATCACCTGTCTGTCGCTATCAACATGTCTAGGGATATCTGCACGAAGGACCTTTTTGGGAAAAGGTTCCCAACCATGCTCTCGCAAGTCTTCTTCTGCTAACTCGCCTGCATAGTATTCGTATTTGATTTGTTGATAGATTTTTAGGTCTGCTTCTAGTTTGCGTAGTAGAAGTTTTTCTGTCGTATAGACTTTATAATATTTTTGATGAAGTCTAGGTATTTTAAGTGCCTCTTCATCAAGCATGTCATCTACAAAATTCACATCTTCTTTCCAAAGATTTTGTATATCTTCAAGTTTCATTCAATCACCTCAATGTTGTAATCATTATCTACAAGTATATATGCTTGTAATTATAGTCTGTTTATCTCATATGCTCTAAATCTAAATGATGCTGAACCAAGAACGGTGTCTGCACTTCCTGCGTTTGAAAACTGTAAATCGCCATTCGATACTGGAAAGATATCAATGAATGTGATTTCAAGAATTGGGTTACCAGAGTTTGACAGTATAAACAATGTTGCGTCTTTGTATACTTCGCCCTCTTTAAACTGAGTAAAGGATTCTGGGAATGCTAGTTGCGTCATCCAGTCATGTATCTCTTGCCAGTTCTTTAGTTCTTCATCTACAATAAATTCTACTGACAATTCACCGTAAGTTATCTTGTCGCCAGGAACTGGTCTGTCGATAAGAGGGTTTGGTTGTACTGCTTCGCCAATTGTCATTGACGGAATATTGCAATCAGTAACAAAGAAAGGGAAGACGCCAAGACCTTGAATTTCGAATTTGAAATTATTAATCTTTGCCTCATTCATGTTACTCGGCTGATTTTGGACGCTCATTTTTCTAGTTTCCTATTCATGTTTTCTCTAATATCAACAACCTGCTAGGTTTCGATAATGTCGATTATAGTATTTGTGAGACTGATTTCCTTCTGTACCCACCACATTTTCTGCTTTAGTTTATCTAGTTCTTTTTGGTAAAACTCTAGTTCTTGTTCTTTTCTGAGTTTACTATCAATCAAGTCTTGTATTAATATAATCTTTCCAAAAGACATTCGACACCTGCATTGTTGCTACTGTTTCCACTACTATTTATACAAACAAAAAAAGGGAGCCCCGAAGGACTCCCTTAAAGTTGGGTAGGTTAACCCTACTCTTGTAGTATCAATTACAGAATGTTTGCAACTGAGAAACCACGGTAGTAAGTGTTGACACGCTGTGTCAATGCACCTGCACCAGCAGTTGTACCTTGAGCGAATGGGTTCGCAACCATGCCGTAGCGTGTTTTGAAACCAATCTTAGGCTGGAAGGTGTTCTCACCAACCGCACGAACCATTTGCAACGGCACGTATGGGCAGTAGAAGATACCAGCGTCATATGCGCTGTCGCCTTTATAACCTACGACACAGAAATCGCCAGTTGCATATGGGTCAACATATACTTTTGTGCGACCGTTAAGTACACCAGCAAATGTGTTGCCAGTTGTGTCTACTTGCAGGTTAGTGTTCAGTGCAGGGTTGTAATCCATGATACCTGCGGCTGCCAAAGCAGATGCAACATCAGAAGATACGATGATAAAGTTACCTTTACCTCTGCGTGTTTCACGGGCGATTACGTTTGCTTCACGCTCGATTTGGAACATCAGACCTTTGTAACGCTCAATCGACCAGCGACCATCAGCATCAGCGGCAACGTCAAACGCACCAGCAGTTGCACCAGGCTTGGCTGAACGATAGATAGTACGCATTACTTCGCGGTTGATTTCAGCAAGAATTTCGCCAGACAAAATGTTGGCAAGTTCTGTTTCAGCGTCAAGACCGTGTACTGCTTTCAGGTCCTGTGCAAGTTCAACAGTGTATTCTGCTTTCAACGCACGGGTTTTGGCTTCAACAGAAATCTTCTCTACTGAGAATTGCATTTCGTTGAAAGTTCCGCCACCAGAAGAACCGAGTGCTTCAGCCGCGGCTGTAGTCATACCAGTACCTGTAGTGTAACCGTTCGTATCTGGGTCAGCATCCATTGGACCTACAGTGTTAGCATGTGTGCCAGCACCAGAGAAGTCTGTGTCTGCTTCGTTGTAGAATGCTTCTGCGCCAGCGCCGTCTTTGGCACGCATTGCAAAGATAAGACCAGTAGGTGCAGTCATTGGCTGTACACCTGCAACGTCATACGCAATCAACTGAGGCATAGAACGTCTTACCAATGAAATCAATACTGGGTCAAAGTTTTGTACGTTGCCAGTAGCGTTCAATGGAGCGGCTTCAAACAGACCCATTTGCTCATTTTGCTCACGGATTGCTTTTTCTTGGTTTTCAAGAAGTACGGCTGTTACCGCTTTCTTGTATGGGTCCTGGATGGCAGGCGCATCGGCATGCTCCAGAATTGGTTCCCATTTTTTCTGGGATTCTTCAGAAAGATACATATCTTTTCTCCTTAAAGTTATAGTTTAGTCAAACTGTTAATATAAACATTCAAAAATAACATATTCATATTAGTATTTATATGACATTACTTTTTCATGCTTGAAAGTGTTCTAGCGTAAACACTCATGCTCTCGGATAGTGATTCCGCTTGCGGAGCATCCACACTGTCTTCTTTTTCTGCGCCAGTTGCCCTTACTTTAGGGAAATATGATTCCTTGATAGTTTCTAACTTCTCACGGTACTGGTCAATAGTCTCAAACTCTACGCCTTCAGCCAGAGCCTTCACTTTGTCTGCTTGTGTGTCGGTCAAACCAACAACTGCTTCTGTAAGTGCATTTTCTGCCTTGATTGCATCAAGTTCTTTCTTCATAGCAACGTTTTTCTCAAACTCTTCATTGAGTTTTGCTTCCAAGTCATCAGATTTAGTTGCGAGTTCGTCAACTAGGTCTGCTTTCTCTTCAGGAACGTCAATATAATTTTCTACGAAAAGATTTTTCAATCCATTCATAAATTCTTCAGCGATTTCTGTACGAATTCCACGCTCAATTGCAAGTGCGTTTTCTTTAACCCACTCTTCAACAACGTAATTCAGATAACCATCTACTTTTTCTGCAAGTTCGCCACGGGCTTCTTCCAGTTTAGCATCGTAATCCGCTTGAGCGGCTTCGTTGATGGCGTCAAGTTGTTCTGCAACTTTCGCTTTAACAGCGGCTTCGAAAATCGTTTGCGCTTTTTCTTTAAATTCTTCTGACAATTCAGCATCAGAACCAGAAAGAAGTGCATCAACGTCTTCTGCAACGTCAACAGTAAGTTCTACTTCTTCCTTCATCTTCTTCTCTTTGTCTTTTGATGCGTAGAGTTTTTTACCTTCAGCGGCTTCTTCCTCTTCGTCATCATCGTCATCGTCATCGTCACCATCTTCGTCATCGTCATCGTCTTCAGCGTCATCTTCTTCAGACTTAACGGACTTTTTGGCTTCGTCTAGTTCTTCAGTTGCATCTTCATCAGATACTTCTTCAGCAACTACTTCTTCTTCAGCAACCGCTTCTTCGGCAACTGTTTCTTCAGAAGTTTCAGCAACTACTTCTTCAGCCATATCTTCGGAATCCTGAACTGCTTCAAGGTCCTCTGAAATCGCTTCTTCAGTTTTTACTTCTTCTTCATTGATTTGCTCTGCAAATTTCTTTAGCATGAGATTAATCTCCTTTTATGAAAGTTATTATCATATCTATTTATAAACACTACAATTTTTGAATGAAGTCAGAGAATAACCTTATCTTCACTTCTTCAAGTTGAAATGATGAAGCACGTTTAATTTGCTTTTCATATTCCCCGATGGTGTTCTCTTTCAATACACCGTTATCCCAAATCCACTCTTTGCCTTCCATGATACCGTCAACAAATGCGTCTGGTGCAGACGGGTCTGCAACGATATCTGCGGCGGTGGCAAGATAAAAATCTGATTGTACAACGTTAGTACCATTAGATTGTTTAAGTGAACCCATACCACGAGAAGATACTCCCAAACGGGCACCCTCTGCCATAAGGTTCTTCACGATTTTGCCCATTGGCGTATCTGTGATTTTCGCTTTACCCATGAAGTTGTCGCCGTCACGATAAAGTTCTTTAATCATATGAGATACACGGTCTAAATTGATAGTAGGACCATCTGGATGTCCTAGTTCACCGAATGCTCTGTTTTCAGTAATGTACGCATCAGTATAACGCTTCACTTCTTTTTCAAGAACGTCTGCTGGATAAACACGCCCATTTCTATTCTTTTTGTTTGCCTGCATAAAGACGCCAGAAATATAAAACTGCTTTTCGCCTGCAATTTCTTCAGTGATATACTCTACGTCTTCAACTGTTTCTGTAATTAATTTCATTTGTTGAAGCCCCTTGTTGTTCTTTTCCTGTTAGTCAATTTGCGCTTAATCGCCGCTCTGCTACCTTTTGCTTTTCTTTTACGAGCCGCTTTCTTTTGAGCAATTTTTCTATTGCGTCTTTCAGAAGCAGACATGCGTACAACGCTTTGACTTCCATCACCTTTAGTTCTATATTTACTGTCTGTGGCAACTACTTTACGTCTTTGCACAACACCACCACGAATTCGATTAACACGCTTTATTCTTGCTTCATCAACCTCTTCATCTTCATCATCAATCTCTTCAAGCATTTCGTTAGCAATTAACGTCTTAAATTCATTAAATAGTTCATCTACCTTACTATTTATAACGGATTCGAACACTTTATTTGTTTCAAGTGCATCGCCGTTTTCAATTGCGTTAATTAACTCTTTGCTCATTTTACTGCGCCCCATGAGAATTCAACTGCTTTTGCAAAGTTTGCTTTACTTTTGCCTAGCATATCTGTGAACTTCGTTTTATTTTTATCATTAAGGGCATCAATAACTTTTAATATTACGTTTGCAGTTTGCATATCAACTTTAATAGACTTACCGTCTTTAAGTTTTACATCCATCGCCTGCTTCTTTTTTGAAATTGATTTAATCGTATCAATGGCATCTTCATCCATCATAAAGGTGTCTGCTTCTGAATCCAGTACATCCTCTACGTCAACGTTATCAATATCAAATTCAATATCTTTGTCCTGTAGACGGATGTGACCATCTTCAGATTCCGATATTTTTAATGACTGTTTCAACTCCTTAAAGGTTTTCATTTTTTATTGTTCCTTTTCAGTTTCCACATTAAGCATAGATGATGCAATCTCTTTTTTCTTGGATTCGATTTTCTCATATGCTTTTTTGGATAGCACCGAATTTACTGTATCTTGTAATGCCGATGCATCTGTCTGTTCTGCATTTTTAATAATGTCAATTGCTGTAGTCATTTAAAAGTCCCCATCATCTGTTTCAATTTCACCGCTGTCAATCTCTTTTTTGATTTGAGCGTCTAGTTGTTCAATATCTTCATCAGTATATTTCAATACGTCTTTCATCACTTGTTGGCGAGAGAAATACTTCCCAACATATTGGTCATACTCTGAAACAAGAGCAAGTCTCTCACGCATAATCTCTTGGTTCTTAACTTCTGTAAAGTATGTATCTGCACGGAAATCATAGTAAATGCCATCTTTAACATTGTCCCACTCTTCTGGAGATATCACACCTTTCAGTATCAACTGCTTTCTTAGTAGGTCATCAAATAGATGTGTAAAACGAATTCTAATCTTTTTGATAAACTTATTAAATTTCAGTTCATCTCTTGTGACTTCATCGCCACCGCCAAATGATACTGTATTCTCATTATCTAAACGAGATGATGGTACGTTCAATGACTTATAAAGTTTCTTCTGAAAATACTGAACATCATCCATTTCGCCGAGGTTTTGACCACCAGCAAGTGTATCTACTTCTGTACCCCTACCACCTTCACGGCGAGGCATCCAAAAATCTTCAAGCATTGACATGTGTTTTCTGTCACCGTCAATCTCGCCTGTAGAAGCATTATATACAATCTTATTCTTATAACGTGCCATAATGTCACGCAAATATGCTTCTGCTTTACCCTTAGGTAAGTTACCAACATCTACATAGAAAATGCGGCGCTCTGGCGCTCTTGATAGTCTGTAAATAACAACTGCATCTTCAACTGCACGGAGTTGATTTAATGGTTTGATTGCTTTGTGTAGATAAGAATATACAGTCTTACCACTAGTATCAAGCAAACCAGAAGTTACATATGAGATAGAATCCTTAGAAATCTTTACTCCGTTACCTGCACCCTCTAAACCATTTTCATTGAATACGAAATACTCTTCATACTCTTTATATGTATCTACGTTAGTTTCTTCGTCCTTTTCCTTGATAGGTCTACGGACTTTCTTAATCTGTCTTGGGTCTATGTAACGTAATTCTTTCAAACCTGCTTGTGGTTCATTTACATCAATTACGTTATGATAGTGTAGACGACCATCAATATACCAACGCTTAAAAATGTCTGCGCCATTACTCCCAAAATCGAGAAGACGTAGAACATTCGAAAATTCTTCTGTAATGCGCTTTTTAACAGACGCACCATATTCTAAATTGTCAGTAATTACCTCTACAGGTGCTTCAGTACCCTCTTGCACAACTGCTTCATTGACAATATCATCAATTGCAGTTTCACATTCAGGCGTACCTGCCATGTCACGATAACGATTAATTAAATCAGTTTCGTTTTTAGAAGTACCTTCCAAATCAATATATTGACCGAAAACGCCACCTTCTGATACCTGAACAGCCCCATCGTCATTTGTCGGGGGGACAAACGATGGAGTATCCTGATTTGCATCAGAAGCACGGTTAATTTCGAATCCGAATAACTTTGCCATAAATAAAATTCCTATCTAATTGTTCAAAATGAGGGAGCCTATAATATATTTATAGACCCCCTCAGAACGATTAGATGACCGCATTGCTTACATCAGTCCAGTAATCATACTGGAATGTGCATGTAAACTCTTCGATTGTGTCATTGGAATCCCAAGCAACATCAATTGGTGAGAGGTCTACTGGGAAGATACCAATAAATTGATACGTCTTCAGTACGTTTCCACCTTTGCCGAACTGCTTGATAGAACCTTCTGACTTCTGAAGAAGTGGTGAGGGTGTACCAATGTTCGCAATATGCGAGTTGATTGAGGACATCCAACGCTCAAGACCGTTGCGTACTGCAAAGTCTTCATCGTTGATAATAGTTACAGTCCATTCAGCGAATGTTCTGTTACCTGCGATTTTCATTGTGCGACCGAAGTATGGTACCTCGATAACACCTAGTGTGTCTCCTGGCAACTGAGATGCTTTTGCCATGAAAGTGAATTTATCAGAACCACCAAATGGGTTTGTAATCTCACATTCAAACAGATTGCTTCTTGCGCCGCCACCGGTTAGTTCACTTCTGAACCCGTCAATTGTAAAAGCCATGTTTTTTTCTCCTAGTTATCTGTTATTAAAATTGACCTACAACTTCAGAGAAGTCTACGCCTGTTCTAACAGCAACAAAGTTCAACTGAATGAAGTTGATAGAGCGGGCTGGTTTGATGTAGATATCACCAATAAACTCGTTTCTGTCAATTACTTCACCAGTGTTGTTGCTTTCGTCACATACAACTCGGAAGTCATAAATGCCACGGCGACCTTGTACGTCACGCAAGAACGGTTCTACAAGATTGCGGAACTGTGAGCGGGTGAACTGGTCATTAAACTCAAACAATGAGTATTTAGCGGCAGTTGCGATTGCTTTTTCAAGCACGATGAACAAACGTCTTACGTTAATTCTATCGAATGCACTTGGTTTAGCAAGTAGTGTCTTGTCACCAAACAAGATTGTACCTTCGCCCGGGAATGTAAGAATTGGGTTAACGCCATTCTTATAAAGTTCGTCACGGAAAGTTTTACTTGGAGACCATGCAGTTTTAACAACGTTCTTAATTTGACCGCGGTTAAATCCAGCAGGTGACCACCATGCATCTCTTTCGTCAGTAGAACGAACAACCAGACCAGCAACGTCACCGTTGAATGGTACCCAACGATATACATCGTTGTACTTGTCGTACTGGTATTTCCAGTTACCATCTAGGAATGCATATGAAGATGAAGGCAGGCTGTCACGGAATTCAACAATATCTGTTGCTTCGCTACCAGCGTTGTTCACACAATCTGCAAATTCAGGTGATAGGAATGCAACACAATCAAGTCGTGCTTCACAAACTGCAATCAGGTGAAGAGCGATTGTTTGGTTAGCGTCTGCACCAAGAATAAGTGATACGTCTACTTCTTCTGCGTTTGCGAACATGTCATAACCAGCGATGATTTGAGCATCAGTTGCGGCAGAACCATCAGCACCACCAGCAAGTGACCATGTAGATGGTACTGTAATTGGTGAAGAGTTATAGTCAACTGTATCTGCGGCGGCTGTATCCCAAGTGTTGGAACCCATTGCATGGTCTACCCAACGAACCCAGTTAGAACGTCTTGCGATTACTTGCTTGTATGCGTTAGTAGAACCGTCTGCATTCAAAGCACCTGGTGCTTTAGAAACGAATGCGAACTTTTCAATAACTTCGCCTTTAGTTCCAGAAATTTCACCATCTTCGTCAATTACTGCGATGTGAATTTCATCATTAGATGCGCCACGCTTCTCTGCATATGGTGATGTACCTGGGGCACCATCAAATGATGTTGCATATTCCCATTCTGCTACAACGTCACCAGCGGTGACATCAACAGAAAATGCTGAGTTAAGTGTTGCACCTGCGTCTGTTACTGCGGTTACGATTTTAGTTTCACCAGCAGAGATGACAAGAGAACCTACGGATAGGAATTCATCGGCATCTGTTAGAGTGAGTGCAGTACCTACTGTGTCTACAGTCAGCGTTTGGCGGAATGCCGCGGCTGTTGCACAAACAGAAACTTTCAGTGAGTTACCAATCAGTCCGGCATGTTTTGCCACAAAATACTGATTTGCTACAACGTTCTGACCGCCTTCGAAATTTTGTTCCCAGTCTTCATCATTTTGAATAAGAACACCAGTACCTGCTGTTCCTGCATTAAGTTGACCTGTCTGTTCGACACGGACAACCTGAAGGCTGTTACCGTATGCTAAAAAGTTAGCACCAGTATAAAAATGCACCGCTGTATCATTGGTAGGTTTACCAAACATATTGGCAAGCGAATCCTCGTTTCCGAGCAACTTGCGTTCCATGATTGGACCCCAACCAAAATTGCCAGCAATACAACCACCAGTCGCCGCAACGGCTGGTACTACGGTAGTTAAGTCAATTTCTGTGACATTAACACCTGGACTTAGTTGAAATGGCATATTTCATTCTCCTTTGTTTATAAATCAATTTGTTATGAAGAATATGGGTTAATCAAATTCTTTGTTTAACATTATTATTTAGTATTCTTCAGTTTTATAGATTACCAGTCATTTCCCCATTTAAGTGCTTTCTCAGTGGACCAAAGTGTACCACTTGTATCAACATATGTTGCCTCGGATGCACTTACACCATCATCAATAAATCCGAAAGGGGTTAATTCTTCATCAATCATTTCACGGTTAAATTCTTCTAGTTTTCGTCTGAAATCCATGTTAGTAAGTTCTCTGAAGTATTTCTGAGAAGTCATCCACGAAAACAAAACGAGACACATAACTAAGTCATCATGTGCGCCGCTTTCTGCTTCATAAGATTGCGCTTTACTTACAAATGTATTTAATTCAGATATAATATCAAAATCATTCAAAATCAATTGGTCAGACACAATCAAATCTTTTAGGGTCTGACACCCAACACGTTTTACATATTTAGATGTTTTCACACCCATAGATATATTCTTACCGAATCCAGCACCAATCTGTTGACCTGCTCGACCCATTTGGGCGACACTCATCAAATTTTCATACTCTAAGTCCGAATGTAGAATATCTGCTACTTGTTGACCTACATCATTAATCTCAACAAGAACATATGCTTCGTTATATTTATTACCCGCTGTCTTTACAACTTGTGGATAAAGTAAGGGTGATATGTTCTTATTTCTATATTTTGCAACTACTTTATATGGCATTACTGATATGTCGATAACAACAAATGCTGAGTAATCAGCACCAGTACCTCTTGATGTATCTACGATGATTGCATAAGAATGGTCTGTTATCGGTTCTTCAAATATCGAAGTGCCTTCTCTATTATATTTAGCCGTTTCGTATGTTAGAGTTCTGAGTTTAGAACCTGGAATAAGTGTGTTCGATGACCCAATAAATTCACATTCAAATTCAACTCTGAATTGGTCTTCAGATGTGTTCGCAATCTGTTCATTCTTCCATTTTTCATCACGACCTGGGATATCTGACCAATGAACATCAATTCTTTGATATGAGTTTCTACCCTTCTCACTGTCTGTCCACAATTTGTAGAACATATTTAGACCATTTGGGGTTGATGTAATCAGAACCTTAGTAGTCTTACCAGATGAAATAGTAGGGTATACAGATGCAAAAAACTCATCTTGCAGATTTGCAGGAATAAATGCAAATTCGTCTAAGTAGATAAGATTAAATGAACCACCACGAACCGCAGAAGAAGATGTAGCAGAACTTAGAATTTTTGAACCATTCTCTAGTTCAATATTACCCTTATTCCATTCTACAACGCCTTGTTGCATCCATTTCGGTAGTGCTTCATATGCTCTTTGAATACGAGACAGAATTTCTCTTGCTTGTGCTAGTTTATGTGCTAAGATAGCAATATTATATTCTTCATTGAACAATACTGCATGTAATAGTAGTGCCGCAATCGTAGTAGTTTTACCAGACTGTCTAGGCATCTTACAAATAACAAATCTGTTACTCTGTACTTTATTAATAATATCTGTTTGGAATGAATATGGGACGAATGGTACAAATCCCTCATCAACGTTTACAATCTTGACATAGTGTTCAATAAAATATTCTGGGTCACCCGCACACTTTACCCACTCATCTACTTGGTCTTGCGTAAACTGAGTTGATATGTTTGCTCTTTTTAGATTTGGGTTACCGAGATAGTTTTCACTCACTGTCTTCTACCCTTGCACCTTTTGCGAGTTGTAAAAGTTGTTTCTGTAACTCTTTTGTACTACCAACGAATACTGTATTGTTCTGTACTGCTTTTGCTGGTCCAGCGTATTCTTCTTTGTCCAATTCTTTCTTTTGCTTATGAACATCAAGTAGTTCTTTGTTTGCATCAACCATAGTTTTGATTAGCGTAGATGCAACTTCATATGCACGAGGTTGTTCACTCTCTTTTGCAAGTTGCAAGATACCGTCAACTGCGTCTTCACCTTTTTCGATAAGTTTCGCAATATTAGATTTTGCCTTTACAAAATCTTCATCAGCATCTACATTAGAACTAGGAATAATTGAAGGTGCTAAGATTTCTTGCTCTGCTTCAATAATTTCTGAGTTAATGTTTAGTGCATCTTCTAGTTTTTCTTCTACTGTTTTTCTCATTCTGTAATCACCTTATTATTACGGAGCCTCGCCAGCGGCGGTACTCTCAGTAAATCCAAAGTCGCCTGT